GGTTATTATTTTATGAGAGTTCCTCTTCTGTTGGTTGTGTTTCAGTTGGGTGATTCCATGAAGCTATAAAGTCTCCTTTACCATCTGAATTGTTTTGTACGATAATATAATCTATAAAATCTGTACTTTTCAAATTTGGCCTTGCGGCTTTTATTTTTTCTACTAAAGTTGCCATTATGTTTTCCTCACAAAGTGTGCTTGAAACCATTGTTGATATTGTTCTGCTCTAAAAGATGTTCCTGTTGTATATCCAAATGCTTCAAAATAATCAGTAGCATTTGATTCGGCAAATGTAGATAGTTTTATATAAACAAAACCATCGACAAAAGACCTTCGATACAGAGAACCATTTTTATATAAAACAACTCCATTTGTTGTTGTACTGTTAGTTCTAAGTCCAATATTAAATTTATAAATTCCTGCTACCCCAGGTGTAAACCTATAATTAGTATCTTTGTCATATTTAGAATCTGTATCCCATTCCTCAACATTAAAAACTATTTTTGTAAATGTTTCTGCTGATACTGTTTGATGAGATGTATTAGTCATTACTGCACTAAAACTTGGTTGTACAGCTTCAAAATTAGTTGCACTTATTCCTGATGGTGTTATTAAACTTGCTAAATCTCTTGCTCTTGTCATAGTACTATTTATTCATCCGTGTCTGTGCTAGGATTGTATTTTTTACTATCTTCAAAAAATTCTATATCTGTTGTAAACCCAAAATCATCATCAGCGTCAGCACTTGTAGGATTAGGGGTTGTAGTAACTCTTTCTACTCTTGCCTTATTTGTTGTATCTGTATCATCATACATATCAACCTGCACAGTTTTAATTGTTTTATTAGTAGCGTCAGGTCCAAACAGATAAGTCTTAGCAGTAAAATTCATTGTGTATATAACTGCTCTTCTTGTTGTATATCCACCATCATAAGTGTCTTGATAATTTACACTATTTAATATAATAGGCACATCTCTTTTTATACTTAACTCTGGTATTGCGTTTATTGTAACAGTATAATCTGGTTGAAAGAAAGGTAGTATTTGTTCTACTATTTGAAGACCTGCTTCTGCACTTGCTGTAAAAGAGTATAAAGAAAAACTTAAATTATATGGCACAGGTGTATAATTAAAATTCATAACTTTGCCATCAATGTTAGATTTTACAGTTTTATACTTTTGTACTCTTGTAAGTTTTCTTTCACCATCATATGAAAGACCTGTTATCTCAAAAGATAATCTAGGTAAAGTAACTGCAAATTGTCTATCATTTAAATTAGGTTGTTGGTCTAGTCTTGTAAGAAACTTTTCTTTAGGTGCATATGCTAATGGCACACGAATAGATTGTACTACATTACCATTTGAATCTTTTCTTTTAATTTGAATATTATTAAATATCTGACCAAATGCAATAGTCATTTTTCTTAAAGTCTGATTGTAAAAATAATCGCCAAACATTAGAAGTCTATCTCACCAAATGGGTTGCGTTCTGTAAAGTCTAGTATATCATCACCTATACTTGCTGTATCAAAACCTGCCTCATTATCCATATCAATGTTATTTGCATAAGGCGATTGTGTTTGTATTGCATAAGTCTCCATTAAGAAGTAGTTAGGGTCACCACTTGCTCTATCATTTTCAAGTAATAGAGAACCTTCTTCTGCCTCTAAAGTCATTTGATGTGCCAACATATCAAGTGAGAATTTATCTTCAGCGGCGTCAATGTCTGCAACGCCAGTATCAAGTCTTTCAGATGAGTACTCGAATCTAGTTACTCTTAGTTTGTAAACAGGCAAGTTACCTAATTGAAAAAATGGTTCTTGGTCTTCAACAAATAGTATCTCAAAGAAACTATTCATTAACGGCATATAAATTATATCGCCTTCGTTTGGTCTATCAGAGACTATTTGTGTAGCAGGGTCTCCGACAATATCTTCCCACCTTCTTTTAGATACAGTAAATGTTGTATCTTCTCTAATCTCTAGACCAAACTTACTTACTAATTCTTGTTCGCCAGCAAATCCTTCAGTTGTATCCATATACATTTCACAAAGATAGGCTGCATTAAATTTACTTGCAACATCTTCGCCAAGTATAAGGTCTTTATTTACTAAAGTTCTAGGTAGGTAATAGACATCATGTCCATAGATTTTTAAACCTTCAATAATTAAGTTTTCAAAAAGTTTCTTTTCTTCTGATGAACCTATGCCGTCGCCACCTTGAAAATAATGATTTGTTGGCATGGCGTTATCCTAGTATCAAGTGAGGTGGTTCCTCATAGTTTGTTCTGACTTCTTGTTCTAGTTTCATTATCTCAGCTTCTGCTTGTTGCATGATTTCATTACCATTAAGTGATACGCCACCTATCATAGTAACGCCTGCAAACTTAGACAAGTTTTGACCCCATTGTAATTTAAATTTTTGTGTTGTGTATCTCTTGACCCATATGTCATTAAATACATCTGTAAATGTAGCAGGGTCTAATTTTCTATAACAGTCAATAATTAAATATTCATCTACATCTAAATCGTTTGCCCAATCCATATCAATGTATAATCTATTATCTAATTGATTATATCTAAGAGGTTTTTCTCCTACTAAAATATGGTCTAAGAAATCTAAGTGTCTTAATACTACATCATAGTTAATTACTGATGTAGAAGAAAAGTCATACAAGTCATTTAGTCTTAATTGATATCTAACATCAAATAAGTTTAGATTACCTTTATCAGAAAACGGAAATATATTAGTAACTGATATAACACTATCAGGTATAACCAAATAATTGTCTTGTTCAACATGTGTAGTTGATACACCAGATTCTTCTAAGTCTGTAGCTGATTCACTACTTCTTGTTGCATTTTTTAATCTTGTTTTATCATCTGATGTAAGTTTGTATTTTAGATAAGTTCTACGAATACCATCTGTATGATATTGTGCAAAATACTGTAAACTCTCATCTAGTCTATCTTCTAGTTGGTCATCATCAACATTTATCTCTATAACAGGTTTACCTAATGCTCGTAAACAATATTGTTTTAGCGATTCTCTTGTGTTTGGGTTTGCCATATCTTATTCCTCTCTACTATTTATGCACTATAATAAGGCAATTTGTAGTTAGTTCCCCCTATTGCAATAGTAATAAACCCCACAGGTGTATCTAAACTTTCAGTCTCAAAAGTTCTAGCACCTATATTTGTTGTAATACTTGTTGAACCAGATGTAACAGTACCCTCTAATGCAACAGTACCAGTCGCATTTGGTAAAGTAACTGTTCTATCAGCGTCTATGCCATCTGCAACAGTTAATGTTAATTCATGAGCGTCTGCCGTATTACCTTCAAAAGTTAAATCTGTACCTGTATTTAAAAATAGTTTTGTAGAATCTAATGTTGCAACAGTTGCCGATGTACCATTTGTAATAACTTTAAAGTCTAATTGTCCATCTTCTGTACCATCTGTAACATCTAAAGCATTTGCACTTATCTTACCATAAGTAACTGCCTGGTCAGCACTATTTTCACCTTTAAATACTAACGCACCTAATTTGTCATCATCTGCTGGACTAGCAGAGTTTCTTTTAATTACTAAAGCAGGACCTTCAGTACCATCATCACCGGTACCTGTTACAGTCAAAACTGTGCCGATACCTGTTGATGTAAATGTACCAGTAGAACCTTTTATGTCTGCACCTTCAAAGTCTGCTTTTGTATGTGATATATTACCAGTAGAATCTGCCGTAGCAGTTGTAGTTGCAACAACAAACTTATCTGCTGATTCATCCCACATTACAACAGCATTATCACCTGTTGAACCTCTTTCTATTATAATACCAGAATCATTTGCATTTGAACCAGCACCTGAGTTTAATTCTAATAAACTATCTGCAAGTGTTGTGTTTGTAGATGATACAGTTGTTGTAGTTCCGTTTACAGTTAAGTTTCCTGTGATAGTAACATTATCTGGTAAACCAATTGTTATTGTATCACCACTTACTGAAGTATCTACTTCATTAGAAGTACCTTGAATTTTTAATGTTTCACCTAAAGTAATTTGTGTAGATGTTGAAGATGTATCTACAAGCGTAAAACTAGAATTTGCAAGTTTACTATTTGCAATTGAACCTGCTAATTTATCATTTGAAATAGAACCTGCTAATTGAGCATTTGTAATTGTGCCTGTTAATGAAGATGTTGGATAATTAGTAGCGTCTGTTAAATCAAAAGCAGGTGTTGTATCAGAGGCACCTAATGATACTGTAACTCCACCAAAGTTTACACTTGAATTACTTAACGAACTATTACCAATATTTGATAAAGTATTTGCACTACCACTTATTGTTTTATTTGTAAGTGTATTTGTTGTACCTGAAAATAAAGTATCTACTTGTGATAATAATGCTCTACCCTCTGTGCCACCATCTGATATTAATAGTTTATCACTGGCGGCTAGTGTAGCACTTTCTAAATCAGTTGCACCATCTATATTTACAATCGCCTCAACATTACCAAACTCTAACGCTGAAGCACCAGAGTTTACTTTTAAGACTTGTCCTGCTGAACCAATAGATAAAGAGGCACCTAACCCACCATGTGTGAGCGCTATAAATTCGCCTGATTGAAACTCGGCAAGTCCTGTGGCTGTACCACTATCAAATACGCCTCGTATCGGTGTTTTAGCTGACATCTCTTTCCTCTCTTTTGTCTACTATTTATCTAAAATTGAAATAGAGTTATATCGCCACTTGTTAATCCATCAGAGCCATTTGACTTTGTAAATGTGTGGCTAGCGTCGCCAAATGCCGTTCTATTTTCAATTGTAGCATTAAATTCAAATCTTTTATTAGGTGTTGATAAACCTCCAGACGCTGTAAAAAATGGTACTTTTCTAATTGCTTGACCTGTTGCACCTGAACCTTGTATAGAAAGTTTATTACCATCTTCATCTTTTGATTCTCTAGGCAATGTTACACCTGTCGCCGATACTGATACAGTACCAGTTCCGTCTGAATCAATAGTTGCACCACCCAAATTAATTGTTTGACCTGTTAAAAATAACTCTGCAAATCTTTTAGTTGCACTACCTAAATTTCTTGTTCCATTACCATCAGGTATTATATCTTCACTTACAGCGCTAAAGTCGGCACCACTAATTGTAACAATTGATGAACCATCTCTTACATAGATTTTCTTATCTGCAATATTAACTGCAATTTCACCATCTACTAATTCTGAAGTATTAGGTACATCACCTAATGTAGTAAATCTTTTTATCTTAATTGCAACAGGCATTATACAGTACCTCCGTCTAATTCATTTGTAAATTCAAATTTGCCTGTAGATGAATTGTATTGCATGATAGAATCATCTGCCAGACTTGATGTATCTACATCTGATAAATCTGTTAAGTTAGAAGCACCGCCACTTGATGTAACAAATTGTAACTTACCTGTTGAAGCATTATATGATAATACTTTACCATTACCTATAGCGCCAGTATCTACATCATCTAACTTTAATAAATTGACTTCACCACCGCCACCAATAGACGCCATTTGTTTAATAACTTGTTCTTTAAAGTGTCTAAATTCTTCTTTAATTTTATCTAGCTCAGATGGTTCTTCAGTAATAGTTTCTGGTGCCCCTTTAGTATATTTACTCATAGCGTCTGCAAGTAATTGAGTGCTTGATTTTTCTTCTTGTACTTCTTCTACTTCCTCTACTTTAGGTTTTGCAATTTGTTCTTCTAATGCATTTTCAAAACTAGAAAGTCTATCAAAGAAACTTTCTAACTCTAAATGCATTTTTTGTTCTTCTTGTTTTGGCGGAGTTATAGCGTCTTGTAATGTTTGAGGTTTAGGTCTTGTAGTTGCACATATACCAAAAAACTCTGATAAGTCATTTAGTTCTATATTAACTTGTGGTTTTAATCTTTCTTCTCTTGCCTGTATTCGTGCCTGTTCTTCAGCCACTTTCTTTTTTTCTATTGCAACAGATTGGAAAAACTCTTGTAGTTCATTCATTATATCTTTGTTACCTCTGGATGTACAGTAACAACGCCATAATGAACCTTTTCAACAGTTGAATCTGATAGTGTTAATTCTACATCATAAACATATCTACCTGCTTCTATTGAGGCAGTTGTTGTTTCTGATAATACTAATTTATAAATGCCACTTGAACCTGTAACTACACTTGCTGTAAATGTAGTTGCTGATGATGAATCAAAAGACTTTCTCATTTGAGCTTGTAATGTTAAACCTGAAATATCATAGGCAGTTGAACCATCAGTAGTAATTGTAAAGTTTTTACTAAATGTTGCCCCTTGGTCTAAACCAAAATTTTCTGCTGTTTTTTGTGTTACTGCCATTAGATGTCGTTCCTAAATGTTTTTAATTCTTCTTTATATTGACTTGTAAAATTCATCATTGAAGTCCATTGTAATTTTTTTTCTATTAATACATAATCACTACCTGGTTTAGGTGGAATAAATCCATCTCTTAATGAATCATAAGTATATCCTATTTCAGGCATATTAAATCTAAATGGTGTACCACCTAATTTGTGTTTATTAGACCAAGTATTAAATGAACATTGTTTCCATACAGTATTACTACCAAAAATACCTTTTAAATAATCTATACCTTTTTGTTCTACTTCAACAGATTTTTCTTTATCGCCATCATCAGCGTCTATATAAACATTTGCTGTTATAGCATTATCTACAAAGACAATATCTTCTACTCTATTATTTGAATCTAACTTTGCAAAATGTGCCATATTAAGATACCTGCATTGTTCCTGGTTGAGACCAGATTATTATTTTATAATCACCATCAGTTTTTACTTCTGGATTTCCTGTTATTATTACATTCGTATAATCTGTTGCTAACATTTTTATTGCCCAGGTTCCTGGTTTATTTACATTATCACCATATCTAACTTCTTCACCTGTTAAATTATCTATCAATAATGTTTCTTCACCACCTTTTGCAATAATATTACTATTATCCCAAGTGTTATCTCTTAAATGTTCAAAACCATAATCAGATGTAATTTGAGCTTTTGTGTTATCACTTGCACTCCATGTAATTGATGAAGGACATCCTTTTATATTACCTGCACCTATTGAAATAGTTGTAATAGTTTTACATTTAATTCTTGCAAAGTTTTTTATTACTTGTCCACCATGATTTAAATTACCACCACCTACAAGTATAAATTCTGTATACACATGTTCTTTTGAACCTGTGATTGTTCCTTCATTGTGTGTAATTCTTGCTGGCATTATCCTTGTGTTCCATTAATAGTACCTGTATTAGATACTGAATAGTTTACTGAACCAGGTGAAGTTAAAGAATTACCACCAGCACCTGCACTACCACCAGTTGCGGCCGGACTGTTTGAATCAGCAGTACCAGCTGCACCAGCAGCTCCACCAGCACCACCATCTGCACCTCCAGGTGATGAACCAGAAGCGCCTGCTTGGGCGTTTACAATACTTGATGAATCAAAACCAAAACCATTTCCACCTGCACCACCAGCACCACCTGGAGTAGTAGATGTTATACTTCGTGAACCACTACCTATGTTATATCTTTTAGTATGACTGGCTGTGCTAGTGCCATCCCCTAATGGATTTCCTCTGTTTATTGTTCCTGTACCTGGAGGACTTGTTTGTGATAATGATGTAGTGTTAGGACCACCAGCAGGACCGTAAATAGTACCACTATAAAACGCACCTGGTGATTGAGCTGCGCCAGCATTTCCCCAATTCTGATTCCAACCCTTACCATTAGGATAAGAACCTGTATAATTAGTTGCCCCGAAATTTTGTGTGTTTGTTGAGCTAGTGTTTGCGCCACCAGCGCCACCGCCTCCGCCACCTCCGCCTCCGGAGACATTTCCAGAGTTGTTTAATGTAACACCATTTGATTGAACAGAAATTGCGGCCCCACCGGCACCACCGTTACCACCAGCTGAGGCTGCACTACCAGCATTACCACCATTACCTCTTGAACCAGTAATAGTTCCTGCATTTTGAATATCAAGTGTTCCGGCCATATTTGAAGGAACAGTTAATGCAACATTATTGCCATTAATTGCAATTGGGGCAGCTATAGTTAAAATTTTTGAAACAGCATTTGTAAATGTGTCTGGACTAGCAAATAATGGTGCGACATCAACATTTGTGCCTGCACTAGCAGCTACTGATACAGCATTACCTGCGCCATAAAAGTCGCCAATATCTATCGCACCTGATGTGGGTATATTATTATTTGTAGCAACATCATTAACATTGGCACCACCACGATAGTATTCTGATAATGAATCAGAACCACCAGCGGCGTCACCAAACTCAGTTACGATTTCTGATATTGCAAGGGGAGCTGGACTACTCTTTATCGGCATGTTGAAGTTCCTCTATATTAGCATTTAATTCTTTTATTGCTTCAATAAGCACTCCAACCATGTTGCCATATGCAACAGATTTGATTTTCTTTTCGTCCTTAGTTTCTCTTACCACCTCAGGAAGAAATGGTTCTACTTCTTGAGCAATGACACCTGTTTGTCTTTGTTGTTTGTTATCTTTTCTATCAAAAAAGACACCTCTCATTCCTTTTACTCTATCTAATGCATTGTCAATAGTGTCTATGTTATCTTTTAGTATTACATCTGAGAAAGCAGTTACATCATTATTAAATGTAGCTGCACCTGCAGCTGACATATCAACAGTAAGTGCTGTAATTTCAGATGAATCATCAACACCCTTTAGTATAAAGTCTTTATCACCAACAGAAGTTTTTAAAACAAAATCAGTTGATGAGTTTGTAATACGACCAAATTCTGTACCATCATCTTTAAATATTGTATCAGCACCGCCGGCGTCTATTGTAATATCACCTGAACAGTCTAATTCAATTGCTGAACCTGTAAGTTTATTTGAACCTAAATCTAATGCACTTGTTAAGGCTGCGCCTAAGTCTGCAACCTGAAATGTTCCGTAAGCAACAACGAGCATTACATCACTTGTGTTAGCACCACTTGCTAATACAATAGATGTTCCGTTAGTAGCAGTAAAGTCAGCAGGTGCTAATCTAACACCATTTAAGAATACATCTATTTTTCCTACTACATATGCTAATGCTGTACTTGAATCATCAGTACTAAAAGTTGTTTGACCATCAGTTGCTGTAAAAACAAATTCTGTCCTGGTTGTACCTTTTGATATATCTCTACTTCTACTCATGATTTTAACTCTCTAATTTCATTTTTAAGTTCTTTAATTGCTTGTATTAACAATCCGTGTATAGCGTCATATTGTACAGTTTTATAAGTTCCACCATCTACTAATGAAAGTTTTTTCTCTTTTACTGCCTCTGGTAAAACTTTTTCTAATTCTTGTGCGATTATACCAGCAGATGTTGTGCCGTTATGTCTAGTAAATGTATAACCTTTTATTTTATCTAATTTATCTAATGCATTTGGTATAACTTCAATATCTGATTTCAATGCAACATCTGATACAGTTGTTGAGAAACCTATAACATCACCATCTGCATGAAAATCTCCGTCTGCCTCAAATCTAAATTCATTATTACCATTTACATAAACATCTAATTGAGTATCTGTTGTATAAACAAGATAATCACCAGCGTCAGAACCAATTTTTCCTTGTAGTGAATAAATGTCATTTCCTTTAGCGTCAAGTGTTGTAGCTGTTAATTGATATTCATCTGCATTACCAATTTTAATATCAATCTGGTCATCTGTGTCAGCAGAAATTGTAGTGTCAGCGTCAGCGTCCAAAATAATACCATCTGATGTTCCATTAACATCAACAGCACCATCTTTTAAAAGTACACTATCAATCGTTACACCAGAAGCTGATGTTGTTTCATTAATCGTATCTGTAGAAATAACAGAACCAGATAAAGCAGTAAAGTCGTTTGCTGTAAATTGAAAGTCATCTGCACCAGCAATCTTAACATCTATTTGGTCATCTGTGTCAGCAGTTAAACTTGTATCACCATCGACATCTAGGATTAATTCACTTCCATTCATATCATTTTGTATTAAACTATCTGTTTGATATGCTAATACTGATAATATATCATCAGCTGCAGCCGCACTTGCAAGAACAACACTTGTACCGTTTGAAGCAGTAAAGTCTGTAGCGTCTAATAATACACCGTTTAAGAATACATCAAAGTTTCCTGTTGAGTATGCAAGTGTATTACCATTAGCGTCCGAACCACTAAATGTAGTTTGACCTGATGTAGCAGTATATTTAAATAATGTTCTGTGAGCACTACTACCTGATGATGAAATTGTTACCGTACCACTTGTAATAGCAGTTGAAATACCTGTACCACCAGCAAATTTTAATGTTTCACTTCCTCGTGTTATTGTTTCAGATGTTGATGAATCATCAACAATTGTTAAATCAGAAGATACACTTGCTGTTGAAGCAGCCGTAATACGACCTTGAGCGTCTATTGTTAAAACAGGTATTGCACTACTAGAACCTACTGAACCGGCACTAACTGCCGTATTGTCTAGATTAATAGTTACTGTATCACCAGATATTGATGATGTTGTTCCTGTTCCACCTGATATTTTTAGTGTATCTGTTGCAAGTGAAATTGTTGCACTTGTTGAAGCGTCATCTACTAATGTTAAATCTGTTGAAATACTTGCTGTTGAAGCAGAAGTAATTTGACCTTGAGCATTTACTGCTAATACTGGAATTGCTGTTGATGAACCATAAGTTGCAGCCGAGACACCTGTATTTGATAAATTAAATGTAACAGTATCGCCTGATATAGCAGAAGCGATTCCTGTGCCACCTGATAATTTTAAACTATCAGTTGCAAGTGTAATATCTACTGATGTTGAAGAATCATCAACGATAGTAAGAGGTGTTGCGTTATACCTCGTTCTAAAAGTTTCTAAAGTGTCAGTAGTTGCGACCGGTGTAAATGCCATTATTTTCTCTCTTTAAGTAATTTTTTAATTTCAAATAATTCTTGCTTTAGACTATTTATCTCTTTTATAGCGTCAGTTAGTGAATCTCTTTGCATTTCTCTTGCTTTTGCTCTTCGCATATATTCTTGATAATCTGCTTTGTTAGTATTTATAACTGCCTTAGAAATACTATCTCTAACAAAACCTGTATGACCTTGTACTTTTAATCTTGCCATTATAATGCTAATGCAATACCTCTCATATCTTTAACTCTTGGCGGATATGCCTGATTACTTCCTTTCATAACTATCTTAATTTGAAAAGCGTCAAATCCTGTTAGACCACTTGCCGTATATTTGTATTCACTAAATTGTTCATCATTTGAAGCAGGTGTTACAGTTGTATCTTCTTCACCTGCCGTATTGAAAGGTGTCCAAGATATATCTCTTACATTTCTAACTTCAGCAGATGTTGTTGTTCTAAAGTATAATTCTATTGATGAAGTAGACCTAACATTTGCTGATAATCTAATATCTAAAGCAGTTGATGTGTTATCTAATACAACAGGTCTAGTTACATACATAGCATCCGAAGTTGAACCTTCATTAGTTGTGTCTGCAACAAAATCTGGATGATTAGATGATGTATGTTCATTAAATCTATTACTAATTGCAAATATACTCATTCTTTGTGTATCAATAACAGGTGATAAGTTTGCATTATCTGATGTTAAAGTACATTTAATTAATAGTGATTTTGCACCAGACATTTCGTTTGTTTCATTTATTTGACTTGCAATAACTTTAGGTGTTGTAAAGTATACATTATCGTTTGCAATAAAATTAATAGCGTCTGTTGCTGATGTTCTACTAAATGATGTTTCACTACCATTAATAGAAGTACCTGAAGTAGGTCTTATATTATAAGTCAATGCCGTTCCTGGAACAGTCATTGTTTGTAAATTGACATTAAATGCCTCATACGCTTTGTTTTGAGTTGCAACAACACTTGCACCACCAGTGTCTCCTGTTGATGTAGCAGTTGTACTATCAGTTGTAGTTATATCATAACTATCTAAAGTTACATTTGAAATTGATGTATGAGTTGCATTTATAGTTGCAGCCGGTATACCATTACATGCGCTTGCACCACTAATTGTTACATTGTTTGTAGTAGCATGCATACCATGATTTTTATGAAACACTCTAAATGTTTGTGAACCACTTGTTGTTCTAATAGGATTTGTACCTAATGTTCTTGTATCTACACTATCATTTGCAAGTGTAACAGTTGAAGTTAAACCTGTTGTAAATACTGCCTTCTTAACAGTAAATTTCAAGTCTTCGTTTTGGTCAGCAGTATATGTTGAACCATTTTGTGATTTAAATAAAACACCTGCATAAGGTTGTCTAGATACAGTTCTTGTTCCGTCTAAAGTTGTTTGACCCATTCTACTTCCGTAAACTTGATATGTATTACACATTGCCATTACAACAAAACAGTATTCTCTATTTTCTTCTAAGTAAACTGGTGAATCAAAAGTAAATGTTGTAGCAGTTGTTCCGTCTGTACTTACATTTACTGAAGATGGATTTAAAGTTTTAGTACTAAATGGTACAATTCTAGGTGCTGGATAACCATTTACCATTTCTTGTATTTGTATTGTTACAGGTATTGCACTATCTTTTGTGCCAAAGAATAAATCTATTGATGTTAAGAATACACCACCCACATCATCTACTAAGAATGATTGTGCAAGTGGGTCAACCCAACCAACAAATCTTCTTGTTTCTCTAGTTGATGTTCTTGTAATTTGTCTATCATCTGCAACACTTTCTCTTACGATACTAAATTCTCTTGTTGAGCCTTCACTATCTAAAATACCTCTTGCGATATAATCGCCTTCAGCAGCTGTTTCTACATCATCTATTGTTCTACTATCAGTTGATGATGAAGTTAATCTAAATACTCTACGACCTGCTCTCCATCTAGGATTTGAAGCAACAGTTGGGTCAGGTAATGCAAATGTTCCTGATACTGCACCGTTAGCGTCTGTTACTAGATTACCACCTTCACTACCACCTGATGGTGTTATGTAAGTTGATATATCTACATTATCAAAGAATGGGAATACTCTAGTGTTAGGTTTCATTCTTGTTGCACTAAATGAAATACTTCTGTTTCTGATAAACGGTAGTATATTCATACTCACCACTCTATCGCCAAGTTCTTCTCTCATTTCAGCAGTAACAAGTCTAGTTCTTACACCAGTTCTGTTTTGTAATACTTGTGTAGAAGATGTTATAGTATCAACACTAAATTGTCTTCTACCTCTGTTTTCCCTTCTACCTGCTCTTCTATTAACATCAACAGGCGTTCCTGTCCAGAAGTCTTGCCATTGATTCCATACTGTACCAAAAGGATTATCTAAAACATTAGAACCAGATATGTTTGCAGCCAATGTGTCAAACTGTCCTGTATCATTACTAATTATTTCAGGTAATCTTTCTGTTTCAAACCATTCATCACCTTGTGGTGTTAATGAAACAAAACCTGTCCATGTAAATATATCAAATGGATTTACAGGTATTAATTTAGTTGCAAATGGTTGAGTAATCTGTGCTGTTTCAGAATATGGCAATGTTAATAAATCACCTGTCTTCTGATAATTTGTTGCAGCTCTATCAGCGTCTACAATTGCTGTATCATCATCATCTCTTTCTATTAGTGTAATTGCCTCTGTATGATGAGTAGGTCTTAGTTCGCCGTTTGCAAAGTCCATAGAACATTTATAATCAACATCTCCTACATTACCTATAGAATGACCTACAAAGTTATCTACAACAAATCCATTTTTGAATCTATCAAATCCTTCAGCGTCTTGTATTTGTAATGATTGTGCTGATTGTTCTAATAAACTTAGTTGTGTATAATACTCAACATTTTCAATTCGTTTTTCTAGTTTACCAATATCTCTCATGGTAAATCTTCTATTGTCAATTCGTTTAATATCTACTTCTTCAGGCGATAAAGTAAATGAAGGTATAAACAATGTGTATAAGTGAGTTGCATTTTCTAAGTCTTCTGGTTTTTGTGGTTCTAAATCAGATGTACCTTCTACTACTTTAAATGAACCCTCTTTATCTAAGAAAATTTTATCTATTCTATTTAAGAAAAATTCATGGTCAGTTGTAACATCAGCACCAAATTTTGCCATATCTATAACACTTGCACCTGAACCACTAAATTGTCTATCTTGTCCATCACCTGCATTAATAGTTGAAGCGTCATCTACTCTTGGTCTAAAATCTAAACTATCTCTAAGTTCAAATTTTTCACCTGTTGTATCTGATGTATAACTTGGTATAGCAGAATAATCTACAACACCTTCATATGAATCAACATCAAAGAAATCACCTGCACCATGTGAGAAGAAACTAAATGTAATTAATAATCTACCTGTAGGCGCTGATTTGCCAGGTTTAAGTTTTAATCTTCCTATATCATAGAAGTTATCTCTTTGTCCGGTATCTAATTCATATCTATCTGTAACATCTGTATCACTAGTTGTAGCGTTTGTGCTAAAATCAGCTGCCATGTGAACACTTGCCACTTCAAATACATCCGCCTTACCTATGTTTATTCCCCCTCTAGCAGTTGCAAGAGCAAGAGTTGTAATTTGTTTTGTTTGAGCAGTATTTAAAGTTTTCGTTTTAGATGATACTGTACTTCTTGTTACTGTTGCAATTATTTTTACAACATGAGAAGCAAAGTTTGCCCCAAAGTCAAATTTTAAAGTTGTAGTAGACGGTGCCGAAAATATAACAGCACCCTCATGGTTATTACCTGTTATACTTAGTACATCACCAGCGGCACCTGAACCACCTGAACCTGTTGATACAATTGAAACTATATAATCTGCCTCTGCAACACCACTAAATGTTTCGTTAGATGAACAAGTAATTGTAATATCACCATCTGATGATAATGTACCTGTAAATTGTCTTCTAACTTTTAATGATGTATCTACAACACCAGAGTTAGCAGTTGTTTTTAATGTCTTAGTAGTTTCATGAGGCAATTTCATTATTGCAATATTTTTATTTGCACCTTGAAGTTTTGCTCTTGTTCTAGTTACAATACCTTTTGTTGTAACATCTGAACCACCGACATTAGCAGAAAGTTCTAATTGTGTATCTGATATAATTAAGTCTACTACAGCAGTTGTATCTGTACCAGCGTCATCTATAAATGATATACTATCACCTATTTTTAATTCGTTTGTAAATTTAGTTCCGAAACCTTGTACTGCATTACTAGAGTTTGCAACAGTAATTGTTCCTGTTAGTGTTAATACATCACCATCTGCATCAGTTCTAACTGTATCAGCAGTATAAGTAGGTGAACCTGCCATAGAAATTTGTTTAACAGCAGAGAAGTCAAATACCTCAACACCTTTAAAACCAAAAGCGTCTGATTGAATACTACCTGAATTACCAGAAGTACCACCAGTTAATGTTTCGCCAGCAGAGAATACACCTTGAACATCTGATACAACACAAACTGTGTGTTGAACATTACCAGAAATAGTTGTACTACCTAATGCATAAGTTGATGTACCATCATACAATTGAAAAGTTGTAGAAGTTGTATCTCTAACTGTAAATACTTTTGATGTAACAGTTGACGAATCAGAAGCAATTAATGAACCAGAAAATAATACTTGCATACCATCTTCTAATCCGTGTGCAGCTGATGTTGTAACAACACCGGCATTAGTTGCACTTGAAATAGTTGCTGAATGATTTACACTTGCACTTTCAACAACAGCAGTAGCACCTGAAGAACCACCTGTAACTATTTCACCTGTTGTATATGAAACATTTTTTGCAACATGTAAATGAGTTAGCATTACAGTATCCATCAAGAAGTGTTTATAAGTCGCACTTGTTAATGAACCACTTGACATGATATCAGATGTATCTGTACCAGATGAATATTCAAATCCTCTAGATTTTGCACGACCTATTTGTTTGACAGATGAATTGCCTGCCGTTAGTATTGTGCCTCTTGAACCTGTATCTGCTTTATGTAACAATACTTGTTTAAATGCCTCTGTTGTAGTACCTGAAGATACTAAACCAACATCAGGTGAACCAAATACATTATTTACAACAACATGATTATCAACATCAAATCTAGTTGGGAATCCATTGTTAGTATCAAAGTCTCTTGCTTTGTTTACATCTAGGAATGTAGTTCCTATATTTTCTAATTCGTATCCTTTAACATATGCTTTACCAGGTCCTATACCTACTGCAAGTTTTGTAGTTGAAGCAGTTCCGCCTTGTGAAGTTGTAGCACCATCAGAGTAAATGCCTCTATTGTTACTTGCTAATACTGATTCTCTAACATCAATATCTAATCCTCTTACAACATAATCGCCAGATTCATCATAAGTTCTTCTAGCAAGATTATCTTCTAAGATATTATAATCAGTTGTTCTAACTTGGTTTTGAATTTTACCTGAACTTAATCTTAATAATTCTATAAAGTTTTCATCTTCTGTAGTTGTTAAAGTTTTCTTAGCAAGTGTTAATGCAATTTTAAATCTATGAGCGCCAGGTGCATTAACATTTGATGAACCTGTTGCATTATCATTTAGTGATGAATCATCATTAGCAGTTACATAACTTTCTGTAACTGTTAAACCTACTCTATAAGAAGGTGTATTTGTATACTTGTCTAAAACTATTCTTTGATTAGTTACATCAACATGAAATCCGTTTATATAATAAACACCTGCTTGTATTTCTGCAGCCGAACCTGTGTGTGTACTTGTTACTACTGCCGATACAGCTGTTGATGTTGAATCAACGCCAGATATAGTTTCACCATCTGTAAATGTTCTAGCAGTATTGTTAGTACCTGTTTTTAAATACTTAACATATAAAGTATTTGGGTCAGTACCATCTGTTACATCTGAGTTTACTACAATTGCTTGTACACCTGAAGTGCCACCTGTTAAAACAGAACCCTCAAAAGTTGATAATGTTGATGTGCCTGAAAATGAAGTTAATTTTACTGAATAATAATTTAAGTCATAACTAATTTCGCCAGGTATAACCATTGCACCATGTTCAAAGACATGGTCAGACAGATGTTCAATTTGATTCTGAAGAATCGTTTGTGATTGTGTCAGTTCTCTCGCCTGAACAGCAAATGCTGGTCTAAACAATATCCGATGAAAATTTTTAGATTTACTAAAATCATCAAAATATGGCGAGAGATTAAAGTCTGTTGGACTTGGCATAAATTATATCTCTCTAAAATTCAACAATTAATTTTATATTCTCTGTCTGGTCGGACGCCCTTGTTATTGGCGACCTATTTTCTTGATAAAGAACATCTGTGTCAGCGTCAATTTCACCAGAATTATATCCACTAGAGAATACTATGTTATCAACCGTTTGTGTTGATGTATCTGGTGTACCAGCGGCACTTGATGTTTGACCTGTAATTGCATTTGCACCACTAAAAGCAGTTAGATTACCATTACTGTCTACGCCTTCATCATTAAATCTAGTTTGTATATAATCAAGTATTTTGTTTGTAGAATCATATTCTACTACTTTACCAACAGCACCTGTGCTTGCCTGATTAATTTCTTCATCTACTTGAAATGAACCAGGTGTACCTGATAGTTTAACTGCCTTCGTGCCTCTTAAAGTTGTTGCACTAGCAGCTGAACCACCTGTTGTTGGGTCTAATAATAATCCAACCCTTCTAAAATCGTTAGCAGTTGTAAAGTCTCCAGAGTTTGAAGATTCATCACCTGTAAAGTCTGTGTTCATCATTACAAAATGACCACCTAATTCTTCTACTGCATTTGCCCCATGACCACCTTTTGGCGGAATGATTACATCTAATTCTGCGCCAGATAAACTTGTTGCACCAGCAGATACAATATCTGCATTTCTAATATATGCAAAAGTATAACCTGACCCAGCAGTTGTAACTGTAACTGCTGTAACAGCACCACCTGCTACGGTGACTGAACATACACCACCAGAACCATCACCTCGTATTGCAACACCTGTATGTGTGCCGTTTGTACCACCAGAACCAGCAGTTTTAATTAATATTGTGTCTATTGCACCATCAACAGCAGCTGATGATACAGTTGAATCTGTTGATACATGCATGAAGTCTGTTGATAAAAAGTTTGTTTGTTCTGAAGCAGTCAATGAGTACATGTATTTCCACTTGTAAGAATCACCAGTTGTTAATATTGATGTTGATGTTCCTGTTGGTTCTACTGTAGAAGCAGAGTTACCATTGTTATCTATTACTTTATATACATTATTGTCTGAAGATAAAACATAAAATGTAGCGTCTGCCAATGAAGTCGCACCACTATTTGCCGATATAGTTGATGAAGATGACCCTTTGACATATTGACCATAATCGTGTCTGTACATATCATAAGTTGTACCTGTTGTCCAATTTCTTCTAGGTATTACTCTTGATACATCTGAAGTTGTAATTCTTTTAGCAGCTATCACATCATCAAAAAAGTAAAATTCATCTGATACTGAATCTGTTGGTGTTAATGGTGAAGCGTCTGTGCCTTCAAATTGTGTTCTACTGTCGCCTGCTGTTGATGTTGCGAAGGCTTGTGGGCGACCGATGGCCAAATAGTAAATATTTGGACTTGATTCTGAAAACGATTCCACAAAATTACTAGCATTGTGTAATCGAAATTTGTTTGTTATAATTGCCGGCATGTTTTTATCCTCATAAACTTACTATTATTTATACAAGATTAATTATAGTTTATCCTAATTTCTGTAGGAAATGCAATATTAGTTCTTAGGAAATCATTTTCAATATCGCCAAAAACTATACCCTCTCCGTCTATACTTGTATTTTTTGTACCTTGAACACCAATAGTTGTAAACATGGTACTCATTTCTCCTATTGTCATCTCTTGAATATATTTTCTTTCAGTAGAATCATTACCTACAGCACCTGTCTGTGGTATCGCACCACCACTAAACATAAAGGCATGTCTGTTAAAACTTCTAAATCGTTGACCTAAACCTGAACCAAATTTAAGACCTGTAACACTTCTATGTGATATATCATATTGTTGTACCGATTGTTGTTTTATTGTATGTTGTCTTTTTAGAGTAACATCTCTAGTGTTTGCTGTAAAGTGTTCACTTGTACTATCATCTAAATCAACACCAACACCGATATGTGAATTGCTTCTTAGTGTTGTGCCATCATCTACTGTACCTAATCTACGACCAAGTATTGTAGAGAATAGAGTATTAATAATCAATGCAAGTCCAGCATGTGATACGCCTGATACAACACCTTCAACAGGACTTGACATTGAAGCATTTAGTGATGTCTCAATATTTACTTGACCTGTTACATAAAACCCTGTTGGGTGAATTGTATCTTTAAATGATTTCCGCCAGTCTACAATTGCACGACCTACTTTTATAACATATGAAAAATCTTGATAGTATAAACTATCTTGTATTCTCATTGTAGATTCAGATACTTGTCCATCTTCATTTAAATATACACCGTCAGTATCAACAACAGTACCTACAGTTGCTGTAGCAGTTGCTAAATCATTTACTCTAATTGTTCCCTCTGTACTTGATGTGCCACCTGTAAGTGTAACTCTAGTATCAAAGACACCTGACGGACTTGAAATTTCCATTAGACCTCTGTCTGAATCCCATGCATTAACTGTTGCTGTTACAGTTGTAGAACCATCAGTTCCTAAACCACTAACAGTTTCTCCTACTGTGTAATTGCCTGTGGCACCTGTTACGATTAATTGAGTTGGCAAAGTAAGTGTAGGTGGTGAAGGACTATCTTCGTAATCTTTACCGTATTCTACTATTTTTAATTTTAACACTCTGCCTATTTCTGAACCATAAGGATGCAATGTACAACCACTACCACTATTACTTGTAATTGTAGTTGTAGGTAAAGTACTCATACCAAATCCTGCATTTATAATTCTAACATCTGTAACATCATCACTACCTGTTCCTGTTTCTTGAACAATTTTATTTCCTGTATAATGGTCTCCATCTTGTGTAGCGTCTTCTAATACAATGTGGTCAAAAGTTTCCATACCATAATCTGTAACACTTCCTGATTCAGGTGCAATACCACCATTTACTACTGATACTTTTGCCGAACATCCGCCACCTGTATCATGTGTAAAGTTTACAACATCTCCTATTGCATATCCACCTCCACCATTTCCTACAAATATATCTGTTAAACTATTTAAACCTACTTCGCCTATTTGAATACTACAACCTGTGCCACCTGCACTTATAGAAACAGTATCATCTGTAGAATAGTTTGCACCATCATTTGTAACAGTTAAGACTGATGGTATAGATGTGATAGTTAATTTTATAAAAGTATCTGATGTATCAGTTTTTGTTCCTCTAATAGTTTCATCAGCTGTAAAAGTTCCTGATATTGAATCTTCATTTAAAATAAATTCAGTTGTATTTACACCTGCGATATTAAATGTATTAACAGTTTCTACAATAGCACTTGCCTCTGATGTAACGCCAGTTATTGTTCTACCAATTAAATCTGTGGGTTCTCCTACAGTTGCTATTGCTCTTAATATTTTTTTACTATCAAACTTTCCGTCTGATATTCTAAGCATTTGTTCTTTAGGATAAATTGTTTCAGATTTTTCATTAAATAACATTTTAAAAAATACTTCATTTGCTTTTGCTGTACCTTTTGCAAGATAAACTGAACGAATATTTTTTATAAGTTTTCTTTTATCAATACTACTATCTAATTTTTCAGGCAATGTTGCCATAAATTCATTTCTAAATTTAGTTAAAAAGTTTGATATAACTTTATCAGGATCCCTAAAGTTTGTAAGTTGTTGAATATTTTGTACAGGATTGGCTCTGTAATTGTCTAGAGTTGCACTTGCACCTGATGAATTACCTGTTATAGTTTCGCCATCTTTAAACTTATCTTGAGCTGATATGAAAAGTTTTCCGTTAGATAAGTCTTCTACTAAAACAGTTGCTGTTGCACCTGATGTAGCGCCAGTAATTGTTTCTCCTTTTTCAAACTTACCATATGATGATGATTCTTGTAATACTTTATCACCATTACCTTCAGTTGTATTGTTTGATGATATTCTGTTAGCGTCTAACAATAAAACACTAGGCTCTAAATCTGTTTCACTCTCTAATAATACGCCATCAGATGTTAAAACACTTGTAACAGAAATCTCTGCCGATTCCATGAATGTATAATATTGTTTTACAAATTCTAAAAATCGTGGGTGTTCATCTAAAACAAAATCAGGTGACTGATGTTTTACCCTTGTTGATATTTTTTCATTAAATTTTGCCATTAGTAACTAGATGTAGTTGTATAAGTTGTGCCACCATCTGATGTACCACTTGCGAATGAATCAGTTTCTACTGTTACACTTGAATTTGAAACATCAATAGCAAGTATTTGGTCTCTTACAGGTATAACATCATTTGAATTTGGTTTTACAGTTAATTCAATAACAGTAGAAGCACTACCTCTAATATTTGAAATAGAAGCAATATTTAAAGATGTTAAAGTAACTTGTCCTGTTGTATAATTAATTGTACCTTGTGTATTGTTTTGATAAGTTTTAACACCACTTACTAAGTAATACATTCTAACATTACCTTGACCATCATCATTTAAAAACATTTCATTATCACTACCTTGTATTTTAAATCCTGATGATTCTAAAATACCACCGGCAGTTGTATTGTGTCCTGAATGAGGATTATACAATGCATTTCTAAAATAGACATTATAAGTAACTGCACTACCTGTTGTAGGTGTAAAATCTTTTCTTATTTTTACTGTTGTAATATTTGATAAGATAGATGTATCAGTATCATCTATGTCTTGTATTAATTGTGAGTATCTGAATAAACCCTCAAATTTTCTTAAATTATTCGAGTTGTAAGTATTAAGTGTTGCAATTACATTTGACCTAATAGTATCTGAAGATTTTGTAGTTGCATTTTCATTAAACTTTACATTTGATGTTAAAATTATAGATGTTGTTTCTGGTGTTACAATTACAGGTGTTACTGAAGCAACATTATATTTTTTTAAATTGTTTACAATATTTAATTTAGTTGCCTCTGTTAATGTTGCACCTGATTTAGGAACCACACCAATATAAACTGTACCATAAACAGGTGTCTCAGCATCCTCTCCACCATATGCACTTATTGATTCTGCATTAGGATAAAATGTTTGTGTTAAAGTTTCATAGTCTTTTACTGTAACTGCCCTATTTTGTGATTGAAAGTTTAAAGGTGCGTTAAATCTAATTGAGTTATTTGATTGTGCAATACTACCACCTTGTGCAACAGATTTAGTTGTAATAGAAACATCTGTAAAACCACCAACAGTCGAACCTAAAGTAAATGAAGAGGCACCGTTAGCGGCGTCTTTATTTGTTACAACATATTCTAAGTTTATGATATTACCATCTGTTACTGATTTACCTAAAACACCATCACCGAAATAAACTTCAAATCTACCATCATCTTGTTCTTGTAAGAAATAAACTTTTGATGTACCATTCAATTCTGTTAATGTATTTGATTTAGTGTAAGTGTTAGTTGTAGAATCACTAGCAGAATTTTGAACAGAAACTTTAAGTGTTGATGTATCTGCGAGATTGCTTGGTATAATAAATTTTTGGTCTACATCTGAAGAATCTACTGTATATTGAAATGTTACTGATGTACCTTCATAAATTTTTACATTTTCAAATTTATAAACACCATCTGTTGGTTGCATAGTAACAGCTTCGTTAGTTAAAAATTCATAATTTAAACCGTCAATTGATGTAACAAAAGAAGTTCCCTTTGCCATTGTAATCGAAGCAGTTGTAGTAGGAACATTATTGACAAGTATATCAATAGTTGCCATAGGTGATGTAACAGATGAAGGCGTATAACCTAATTGTTTTGCCAATGCAACAACATTTTTACGAATGTCTGCACTATCTAAATATAATTCGTTTGATAACATGTTAGCATTAAATGATAGGTAATGTGTATTATATGCTAACAAATCTAATAATACCGACATACCTGAACCTTCAAAGTCATAATCTGAAAATTCTGCTTGATTTTGTAAGAATGTTTTTAGATTACTTCTTATACCATCATAATCTAATTCTGAAACATCTAATCTATTACTAATTGCATTTGCCATTTTATCTTAATCTCTCTAAAAATGTATCTACTATTACCGGTTCTAATGTGCCTACTATAACAAATTGAACACTTACTGCATATGAATTTCTATCTTCTTCTGGTCTTACTAAAATATTATCTACAATAACTCTAGGTTCATATTCATTTAAAACCTCTGCGATTTTTAATTGCATAAAGTGTGCTGTTAATTCAGTCATAGGTTCAAATAATAAACCTCTTATACCTGAACCAATCTCTGGCCTAAATGGTCTATCGTAATTATTTGTATTAATT